CCAATGTAAACTTAGATGTATTATTAAACTAAAGGGTATATTTCATGTGATTCAGAATAAGATATAAGGATGCTTTATAATTCTTAAAATAATATTAAAGATTAAATTTAAGATGAATTTATTATATCTAATAGTCATTAAATCATTATATAGTTATAAATTTATTTAAATAGGAACCCTGATCTCCCTTCTTCAAATTCTAACTCATCTAAAAATTCTTCTAATTTTGATTCTTTTTTCATTTCTTTTTTTATTAGGTATTCTGTTTTAATCTTGAATCGAGTAAACATGGATCCCCATGGTTCTGTTTCAATATCTGGTAGGCTACTCATGAATCTTAATATTTTAGACCAATTTATTTCTCCTGATGCTGGATTTACCATAAATGCTGCAGGTATCTTAAATAAATGAAATTGCCTATCCATGCCTTCTGATATCATTGCAATGTGGAAAGCATTTTTAATCAATGTTGACCATTCATTGGTTTCAAGTAAGTCAATGATTGAACATAATGCATTTATAATGCCTAGATTCTTCTTTGAATAAAATCCATCATTTGTAAAATCGAATACATCTTCTATCTCTTCCTTCCCTTTGTTTATCATCTTTATTACTGCATTTTTATATGTCATATGTTGTTCCCCTTTTTTATTATATTGTATTGTGAAAATTGGTATTGATTCTATTTCCTCTGATACTGTTAAGTCCATTACCTCATCAGATAAGAAGATTAGCTCTCCCTCTACTGATCCATTGCAATGGAGTATTCGGCAAAATGGTAATATACTATTTTTACATATATTATCAAAATCTAAATTTAATAGCTCTTGAGTTCTCATCAAAATAGTTAAGTTGATTATCCCTGCCATTATTTCAGGACCATCAAAGAACATCATTTTAGACATATGAGCTTTCTTAATTGTTGCATATTCCTCAGGTTTTATCAATAATCTAGCCATAGAATAATTTGTCATATTTAACGGGCCAATATCACCTAATGAAATTATTACTTCTTCCTCTCTAATTGTTGGAATTATAGGGCAAACTGGCACTAATCTGTTGAATTTTTTACCACGTAACTGCTCACCTTCCAAATTTCTCTGTCTAATATGGTCTATTGTGGATATCTGATAATTGTATTTATGTGCTCTCTTTCTTTGGTATGTTATATAATAATTCACCTTTTCATCTATCAAGACCTCTTCCATATATTCAAATTTTAACCCATGCCTGGAATTTAGGAGCCTATTTCCCGCATGAAAGATTGTGTTTGGATGAAAATTCTGGACTACTAATTCTGCAATCTCCAGATTTTTATCATTCCCCATTATCCTTATTGACCTCATGTAACCAGTTATTGTTAAATCTATTATTCCTGAATTTAAGCTTCTATTTGTCTGCCAGTTATTCCATGCTATTCTTTCATCTGTTTTTAATGCATCATATTTATTTAAATCGGCTTGAGTTAATTCATTAGTTCGAAATAATAATGGTAGAAAATTTAATCTTAGAGAAGAGCTTAATATGATTTTAAACAGATCAGAGACAAGTATATTTTTATATTTGTATGATTCTATAACTTGATAGATAAAAGCAACTCTAGAAGTTGCTTCAACAAAATAATCAGAAAAATGTACTAAGGCACGGAAACATTCACTAGCCAGGATCTGGTCACTTGTTGAATGCTGTAAAACTTGGCCTTTGAGATTACCTGCAATAATATGTTTCATATAGTGCATAGTATACCAATCTTTATCAGACAATGTATTTCCTTGGATCAGTGTACAGAAGTCTAATGATGTATATGACTTCATTGGTAGTATAAATATTTTAACCTTATGCTCTGTTGATTTTATATAATCATAACATACTTGATAAAATTTTGTTAATTCTCTTAAGTGATGTATTTTCTTTTCAATATCTGTTAGATTATCTGGGATAGAATTAACTCTTTCATCAAATTTATCTTTTATTTTAGTTTCTTTTATGAACTCTTCTAAGTGATATAAATCTTTTTGGAGTTCTAGTTGTTCAGCCCCAGGTATATCTGTATTTCCCTTTGTATATGCTCTAAGGACTAATGCTGGTGAGTGATGTATTAATTTCATATTTCTAAATTCTGGCATTTGGCAAGCAGAAAGCCCAACCCTAGGTTGAGGGCTCCCCTTCATACATAAGATTGATGTATTTGCAGCTGTAACCATGAGTGGATCATTTAGAATACAATGTCTATATATTACAGTAATGTCTTCTATTGTTATATTTAACCCATTTAGGTCTTTAAGCAATTGACGATATGCTTGTGGGAAAGTTAATCTACCAATAGGTACAGCTTCTTCTAATATCATATCTGTTTCTGCCAAACTAGTCAATTTTTCAAAGATACTACTATAGTCAATAATTGGTTTATGGGAAAAAAGTATTTGCTCTATAAATAATTGTGCTGGGCTTTGAATGGATAAACTTTCTTTAAACCGTTTAGAATTATACCTATATAATATGCTATTTATAAATTCTTCCTTCCTCTCACCTTTTGTTACCAACAATTCTGGGTTGTTTATCATATATTCTAAATTATCTGCATGTTCTCTGGTATTCATTGATTCTTTAAAGTCTGCATATGATATCAATTTATTTAATGAACCTAATGTTGTAAATTTCCTAGGTGTTAACAATGATCTACTTCTCATATCACTTGTTTCTCCAAAATTAGAGTCTGATGATATTTCTGTGTCTAGAGATAAATACCTTAGCAGTTTCAATTTTAATATTTCTATATCTGAGAATTCTGCATACTGAATGTATTGTACTTGTGTCTGTATGTCTTCTTTTTGTTTGTCTAATGGCACTACTTTTTTTAGTAATTTTATTAAAAACCATAAGTTGCCAGCTTCCAGCCCAACTAATGCAATTAAGTACAAAGGAGCATTTAGGAAACCATTTAATTCTACAGGGATTTCAAACCTATTTCTAGTAGGGAGACATCCAATAGGTGAATTAATCTGGTCTTCTAGCATATTATATGTCATATGAGTTATCCAATGACTACATGATATAGCCAACCAAGCATAGCTTGGGGGGCAGCCATGTTTTAGACTTTGTTGGGCAGCTGATAATCTACTAGCAAGGTCTTCATATGGGCCAATGTAAGCGCAATCTCCTACACTGGGTAGTAAGAATCTACCATATACTGACATTGGCTCTCCATGTATATTGAATAGGGATACAAATTCTTTAATGTTATGTGTCATATATGTCTTCTTCATATTTGCTTGACATCCAAAAGTCAAGCAAACTACCTCAAATTTCTCTAATGCATGTTGCATTAACATATTCTCTGGTAATTTGTTTTGTATATAAGTTATAGAAGTTTGATTATCATCTGAATGCACCATAGAATTTACCATTACATCTCCATCCAAAAGTGATGCTACTCTCTTTATTATATCTTTATATACAGACATTGCGCAGGTATGTATATAACTAGATATATAATTGAAATTTCCTTGCAACCAATTCCTCCTAATTTTTATGTAATTTTGTCTGAAAAATTCTGTACCTTCTAAGATAATATCATCATTATATGTTTTCTTTTGGTCCAATACATTCCCTATTAATTCATCAGGCAGAATTAGGTTTTTTTCAAGATAATTGCACATGAAATATAATATCCTTTTCTTTTCCCTGGGGTATAGTATAGGATCCATTGCTATTAGCCAAAAATATTTATAAAAAACATCTTGTGCACTCCATTTTGACATATCTGCATTTATTTCCATTTTTAATGCTCTTGAGGGGTCTGCTTTTGCAAATCTATCTTTTGTTTTTTCAACTATAAATCTAAGCTCTTGTTCAGCTTTTTGTTCTAACACTCTTAATTTTGCATCACCAGGTTCGCTTATCATTTCATCAGAATTTAGTTTGCATCTTTCCTTGGAGATTCTTTCAATCACATACATGCACATTTTTGCCTCAAACTCTCCTACAAAAATCTCCCTATCTTTTGCTGTTTTTTGGCCTTTATTAAAAAATGTGAAATTGAACTCTTTATGTTTCAACATCATTGACATTGCATGTTCGATAAATGGGGTATCATTAATCTCTTCTCTCTTCAAGAGTTCATATAATCTATCAAATACTTTTGTTGATAAGCAGTCTTTGTAGTCAGGTATTGTTTCTATTATTTTGTCATACCGGACATGGGCTGCTTCTAGATCTTTAGTCTCATCATCTATGAATAGAGGATTCGAAACTCGGTATTTCTTTTCTGCAGTCTGTATATTTTTTATATTTTTCCTTAATTGGGTAGCCTTCAGTTCTTTAAAATCACCTATCTTTATACAAGATTTAGAACTTGTAAAGGTACTTATAGTTGTAATGCTACGTTTAAAATTATTTCTGTTCTCTACCCTATTTCTAAGATGATTATGTCTAGATGTATCCAATATCAAATTGTTGGCTATTGAATAGATTAAGATAGGTAGATTGACATGCTCTTTCTTTGGAGTGGTAGACCATATTTCTTGAGAAATTTTCCGCTGGTCTAACTCTATTTCAATTACTGTTTTTGCAAGATCTATCACGACATGATGTTTTTCATGTAGTCCTTTAGCATTAAAATAAAATGGTAAGTAAATTTGGGATATATATTCTTTTAGGCTGACTAATCCAGGAAACCATATTGATTCTAAATCTCTTTCATCTCCTGCTCCTTTTTGAGTAATGTCATAGTCAGATAGGAAAACATTCCTCAGCTGTATCTTTTTTGACTGTAAATTAGCTGTACTGCACCCTTTTTTTATAAGGTTGGTCATATAAACGCTAAAGAGTGTTTTTGTATATGGTGAAAATTTCTCTGCAATATAATCTTTAACATGACTTGATATTGCAAGTGAATTCATAATCATATATCTAGATGGCTCTGTTAATGATAGCATACTTTTTGTAATAGACAAACTAGTATAAAATGTGAAATTTAAAACATCATATATGTTTATAGATGGGTTGTTATTATACATTAATATTGCACTCAATATAAATAATCCAGGTGAAGAAACTATCCTTTGGCAACGTTCCTTGTCTAGTCTAATTGCTTTTGATATTGAAATATATTCTCCTGTTGATAATTTCAATGTTGAATGGAGTGCTCCAGCATCAAACATATTATCTTTCTTTTTATGTATGCAAACTGTACAGAATACAACTGTTGCTCTTTTTGTCTTAATGTCAGATGAAGGGAAAACAAGTGCATAAACAGAGTCATTAGCACACATTGCCACCCTAAATGTGTTATGCCTATTATATTGTGATATAGATAGAATATTTCTCATCAACACTGATATATCATTTATACATCTCCAATAATTGGTATCCTTTATTATATCTAATGTTTTTATTGTTTCAATATTAGCCTCTGTAATTTGAGCACGATAACTTTCTATTATTGGATGATCAACTTGGAAATTTGATTCTTGCTGTAGGTACCTCTGGTTTTTATTGACCATGAAATAAGCTGCATCTATAATATTAGGATTGTTGAAATCAAGTATTTTAGGTTTATCACAATCTACATCTTCTGCTGTCTTTTTATTAAATCGCTTATGACCCCCTATTCCTAAAAATCTTTGAAAGAATTTCTGCCTTTCATTTGCTTTAAATAATTCATTTGGTAAAACAAATTGTTGTTCCCAAATTACTAATGCATTTCCTATTTTTACAGGATCTAGCTTCCTGTTTTCTATTTTCTTTGGTGCAGATCTAGCTAGCATTTTCCGTTCCATACAGAGTGTTTCATATTTGCCCACTTGACCATCTATATCCATAGAAATCCCAATTGCTTTCATTGTTTCTGTTATTGTTGATGATTCTTTAATTGATTGAAGTGAATTGGATAGAAATATTAATTTTGCTGTTGACCCATTTAACTTTCTGTTTGATGCTTCAGACCAAATAAAATGTACAGATGGCTTTTGTTTTGATATATTACTAATTATGTCTCGTTCCTCAGAGACTCTCTTAATCATCATATTCCAGCCCATATCTATCTCTTTTTGGTCTGGTCTTTCAAACTTACCATCCATGTTAAAGATATCTGCTGCATTCCTTTTTAGAAAGTTTTCATAATCATCTCTCATGATATCCTTGATTTTATGTAGCTGGCTATTCCATCTCTCTGAAGAGTAAGCACTAAATTCCAATGTTTCAAAAAATAAATTTTGGATAGGAGATGCCATAGAGTTAATAAAAAAGTTGAATTCAGGATGACTTAGTAATTCTGGTGTCTCTTCATGACACCAGGGTGCTGTCAGAGTGAAGTCTCCATGAGCAACTTTGAGCATAAATTCTTCATTGTCTGCAAATTTTTGATATAACATTGTTTTCAACTCAAAAAATCTTGAAAAGTCCAAGTTCAAGGGTATATTTGGAAAAGCTCTGATAAATGATTCACCTATGAGATATAATTGATTTGTAACTGGATTTACTCTTACTATTGCAACCTCATAATTAATAGGTAGTTGCTCTCTAACTTTTTCCATACATTTGTTGTATTTTTCTAGTGTAATTTCTGTGCTTTCAGACCCTACTGAAACTTTGTAATCTATTATTACAATTCGTCCATTTATCATAATATAATTGTCAGGTGTTATGTTTGGTACATCTACTGCAGTTGGATCAAATCCAGGGACAGTTTCCAATAATATGTCAATTAAAGGGACATCATTTCTATACTGGATATTAAGCACATCACATAAATGCCTCCCAAAGTAATTATGCCTGTCTATCATTAGATCTACATCTATGTCTTTTGCAATAGATGGGTCTCTTACAGCATTAATCCTGGCTAAATATTGATCATACTTAGCATCATCCATATTTTTATAGTTTTATTTGG